TTATCTCATGTCCGCCCCACACGGACACTTCCCCAAATTTGTCCGTCCACCACGGACACACAGAGACACACATGTCCACTGTACGCGCACAACGGACAAAATATTAGTGCAATGTGCACAATTATTGGATTAATTTCCATTAATAGTTGTGTATATTGCACTATGAAAATCAGTTATTTTAGAACATTATGGACTTGTGTCCGTGTGTGAGAAACACATACAGGGTTGATGTTTTCGAACATATGTTCAATGAACAAAATGGTCTTTGAATAAATCTAAATAATGATGTATGATATATGTATCAAATGAAAGAGAGGTATTAAAAATGAAGAAAGTTAAAGAAAGCGTACAGGAATTGTATCAGGAGAAAGTAGTAGCAGAATTTCATATGAGTCTTAAAGAAGGATCTACTATTGAAGAAGCTTTTAATAATGCGTCAATACTTGCAAGAGGCATTTCGAACGGTGGAACATATTTAGGATATGAATATGATTACGTAAAATGCATCGAGTTTTTATCGACTGCAATGATGAATATAGGAGATGAATAAATGACAGATTACGAAGAAAGTTACAAAAATTATCTTGCATGGCTCACTCCACGTGAGCTATTGCAGGAATACAAGATCATGCGTTTCCCGTGGCGTTATCGGGAACGTAAGTGGATCAAAGAAGAAATAGAAAGTAGGTGCGTGTATTAATGTTGGATGCAATTTTGTGGTTTGGTTTTGGTGCTATATTAATTTTTCCTTATGGTGTATGGTGTGGAGCAAAGTGGTCAGGAGGTTATAAAAAATGAAAAATTATTGCGATATATGTTTTACATGTAATGATACTGAATATTGTCATTTATGTAGTCAGTCAGAGATTTGTTCCGAATTTAAAAAGTGTTTTAAACATTCGCCTTATATAATTTGGGGAGCAATGTCAAGTTTTGACGATATCATGAGATGTGTTGAGACATGGAGGGTGTACAATGAGCAGACCGTTAAACAGTAAGAAGTCCTGGTATAAGGTGTATATCAAAGAATTAAATACACCGAACATATTGAAAAGGGATTGTAAATACAAATGTGATTACCTGCTAGTAAAGGCATACACCGGCGCAGTTGCAATGGCGATCGTGCAGGACTACGTTGTCGAGTTTGAAGAAAGTTTCCGTCCTGTATACTACAACAAATTGGAGGGAGGTGTTCCGATTGACAACAAAAAAGTCTTATTTGAAGAAGAGTAAACCACAAGGTCTTATAAGAACAAAAGACGATTATACACCGCTTGCCCTCGAGTTAACGTGGACTATGAAAGACGTAAGAAAAGAGTATTCTAGGTTAAGATCAATCTGGCGTAAACGTTATGAAAGATTATTGAAATCTGACTACAAAGATATCAACCTTGTAACGGATCGACCGATCCAACGTTACAAGCAGTTGAAAGATATAACAAGTGATAGAGAAATCTATCACCTGTTATCAGAACTAGCAACTATTATTGCATCAGATAGAACAACAGTAACAGGACTGAAAAAACTGGAAAAAGAACACATGCAACATATCAATGATGTGTACGGAACAGAGTTAAAAACGCACGAAGATTTACTAAATTTTGGACGTTTCATGGAACAGTTACGAGATTTTGCGTCTGATAGAATATACGACTCTGATTTTGCTGTTGAGTTATATTCCGAGGGTGAAAAACTGAGCACAGATAAGTTATTAGATTTGTACAAGGAATTTCTGAAAACGGGATCCCGAAGCATTTCAAAATTGAAATCTGGAATAGCAAAGAAAGAAAAAGCGAAACGTCAGAAAAGGAAAGCAGGTAAACGTAAACGTAGGAGGTAACACATGGAAAATCTGTATACTGTCGACACATATAATTATACTAGAATACAGAATTTACCATGTTTACATGATACTAGGTCTAACAAAGGAAGTAAAAAAGCAAAAGGTTATAAAAATTGCCTGTGTGCTTTCGATATCGAAACAACTAGATTGGAAGATATCGAGCAGTCAATAATGTATATCTGGCAGTTTTCAATTCTTTTTCTTGACGACCAGCATATTGACACTATAATAGGAAGAACGTGGACAGAATTTGAGTTATTTCTTGATAATCTTATGAATGATGATAACTATGCGTATTACATGATTTTTGTCCATAATCTTTCATATGAATTTCAATTTTTGCGTGGTATATATACATTTTCACCGGACGAAGTTTTCGCGATAAAATCACGTAAAATACTGAAATGTGAAATGTTAGAGCGGTTTGAGTTTCGGTGTTCATATCTACAGACAAACATGTCATTAAATACGTTTACCTCAAAAATGAAAGTAGAGCATCAGAAATTATCTGGTGAAAAATTCAATTATGAGAAAAAACGTTTTCCGTGGACAGAACTAAACGATTATGAATTGCAGTATTCTTGTTATGATACGATCGGGTTAGTTGAAGCAATGTTTAAACGTATGATGTTAGCTAATGACAATCTATATACATTGCCGTTAACGTCAACCGGATATGTTAGACGTGAAACGAAAAAAGCCATGTATGGATGGGCTAGAAAACATAGGGATATATTTCCTTCCATTGATGTTTTCGACCTATTGGAAGAAGCGTTTCGGGGTGGAGATACTCACGCAAATCGTTATTACTCAGGAACCGTGATACGTGCAGACGGAAAAAAGATTCTGGGAATTGGTTCTTATGACAGGTCATCTTCTTATCCGGACGTTGTGTTAAATTGTGTTTTCCCGATGACACGTTTTGTCTATATCGGATCAATAGAAGAATCCGACATAGAAAAGAAACTGAATAGAGGAAAAGCACTATTATTCAGATGTAAGATTCACGGCATTGAGCAGATCGACAAGTTTTATGGAGCCCCATATTTATCCTATTCAAAATGTAGAAATGTTTCACGTGAAACATTGGATAATGGTCGTATTTTAAGCGCAGAATATATTGAAATAACATTAACTGATATTGATTATGAGATAATGAAACGTGAGTACAAATGGAAACATTTTGAAATAACAGAGTGTTATGAAAGCAAATACGGAGTATTGCCAGAACCGTTGAAAGGCATTTTCCGTAAATATTATACGGACAAAACAGAATTAAAAGGTATAGTAGAGCAGGAACTTTTTTACAATCTACAAAAGGCATTGCTTAATGCTGGCTATGGAATGATGGTTCAATCACCCGTGAAACAATCATTAATATTTACAGAATCAGCTGAAAACATATATACAGTTGATGAAAATGTATCACGTGAAACATTACTAACTAAATATAACAGAACAGCTTTCTTGCCATATCAATGGGGTGTATGGGTAACAGCATGGGCACGCCTGCGATTGAAAGAGGGTATAAACATAGTTGGAGATCGTTACGTTTACAGCGATACGGATTCAGTAAAATATATAAAAGTAAGAGGTGATAATATTGACGAGTTATTTGATAGATACAATTCTGAGAGAAAAGAGCAAAGTATCTCCAATTCCGCATACGCTACAGACCGACATGGCGTTAAACATTATATGGGGGTGTATGAATTCGAGGATAAGTATATTGAATTCTCAACCATTGGTGCTAAAAAATATGTCTATAGAACTAAAGATGGAAAACTACACGCAACAATCGCAGGAGTTAATAAAAAGCTTGCACCAGATGAGTTGGAAGAACATGGAGGAATTGAAGCTTTCAAAATTGGATTTCCCTTTTTACGATCAGGAGGAACTGAAAGCGTGTACAATGACGTTCCTTATGGGGATTTCACCGTGGAAAATCATGTTTTAAAAATTACACAAAATGTAGTTATCAGACCGTCAACTTACACAATAGGAATAACAGATGAGTACCGTAGGATTTTGGCAGACGCAAGAACATTAAAAGAATTTAAAGAGACGTTTGACAAAAATTAACATAAGTGTTATAATAATTCATGTAAAGATATTACAGGGAGGTGAGAACATGAAAATCACAAGAGAGTTAACAGTTAACAAAATTAATGTTATCTGCTACGATCCAGAGAACAAATGTGAGATTACAAAAGAATTAGTCTTAATTGGAAATCTCACAGACGATCAGATCAGCAAAGAGATCAAAAAAAGAAATTTTGGAATCGTTATCGATTGGGAGCGAAACGAGGAAGAAACTAAAATCTATGGCATGGACGCTGAAACGTTTTTAATGCACGCAACTTTCACAAAATCACCAAAAGAAAAGGAGAACTAAATCATGGCAAAGAATTATAAGATCATTAAATCATCAGGAAACCTTAATACCTATTCAGAATACGATCTTATCGAGTCACCAGCAATCGTTTCACTTAAAAACGTAGAAAACAAAGGACTTATCTGCGTTGGAGCGTGGGCAAAATATCTTACCACCGACAATATCGGAAATGAAATAACCTGCATTTCAGTGCAGGACGCAAACACAGGAGATGTATTCTCAGGTCAGTCAGCAACTTTCAGAGAATCATTCGAGGATGTTGTTGATCGTGTTTCTGATATGGATGATGCTCCAGATATGTTTTTCATCGAGGTTCTTCACAGACAGTCAAAAGCAGGCCGTGATTACCTCATTTGCGCGCTGGTTTCCCCAGATCGTGCGCTTGCCCGTATGGGATATACTGAGAAGAATATTCCTATGCCAGAGCCACAGAAATAATATGTTATCTTTATATGAGAACAGTGGGTATCTTTCGATACCTGCTGTTTTGGGATATGGCCAAAAGTTCAATTATGTATGGGGCGGACGAGGTACGGGGAAAACTTATGGAGGTCTCGAATACTGTATTGAACACAAGAAAATTTTCGTGTATATGCGATCCTTGCAGGCGCAGATTGACACAATCAAAATTCCAGAGCTTTCACCTTTTAAAAAGCTTAACAAAGACAAGGGATGGTCAATCTATCCAAAAACGATTGGAAAAAATGTCGCAGGATTTTACAACACATACACAGATGATAACGGAAAACTGGTGTATACAGGCCCGATTCTAGGCTATGCAATCGCCCTAAATACGTTTGCTAACTTACGTGGTTTTGATGCATCAGACGTGGAAATTGGAATATATGATGAATTTATCCCTGAGAAACGTGAACGTAAAGTTGAAAATGCAGGATATGCTTTTAAAAATGCATACGAAACAATGAACCGAAACAGAGAGTTAGATGATGAAAAACCTATTCAGTTCTTACTCTTTTCCAACTCAGAAAATCTTTCTTGCAATATGTTTATTGAGAACAACTTAATGGAAAAAGTATCTGCAATGGATATCAGAAAACAGTCAGTGTCAATCATGCAGGAAAGAGGGATCGGACTTTTTAACTTATTCGATTCACCTATTTCAGAGCGCAAGAAAGAAACAGCGCTATATAAAATGTCTGGAGCGGATTCAAATTTCAATCGTATGGCGCTAGGAAATGAGTTCTATTCCGCGGATTACACAGGGATAAAACCAACAAACATCAAAGAGCTAATACCGTTATGCCGTATGGACTCCATTACAATCTACGAGCGGAAAAACAAAAATACAATATACGTTACCCGTCATCACTCGGGTAACCCACCAACATACACACAGTCTGACAAGGATATCAAAGCTTTTCGCAGAGACTATGTGTATCTCTGGGATATGTACCTTTCAAACAAAATCACTTTCGAAGACATCACATCGAAATCACTATTTGAAAATTATTTCAAGGACAAGTATTGACTTGTCCTTTTTTCTTTGCTATAATCTGTCATAGAAAGACAAGTGTTCGTGGCACACGTACAGCACGTTGGGAGCGTGAGATCATAAGGATCTAATGTGCATGAGTAGGTACAGCTCAAGAATTTGTAGCACTTAATCTTTCGTCACATATGTGGAGTGTCACAGCCCACATATGTTTTGTTTCACGTGAAACATTTCTCACCTTTCTTTAATGTTTCACGTGAAACATATTATATGTTGTGCTAATATATAATGGAGGTGAAATATGGACGTTAACTCGTTATCAACTCTTATCAGTAACATTGGTGTGCCTTGTGCATGCCTTATTGCGACTTTCTACTTATGGCAGAAAGAAACGGATGCTCACAAGGAAGAAATGAAACACATGACAGACGCACTTAACAACAACACTCAGGCACTCACAAAACTCACAGACCATATTACAGGAAGTGAAAAGAATGACGATTAACTACAACAAAAATATCAGAGGTGTGTATATCGTCACAACGAACACAGGGCCTCTGATGGTCAGGGCAGAGCCTAACACAGACGGAACAGTTATCGCAGAAATGCCGAAAAACACAAAATGCATCTGTCTGGGATGTTATTCTGGAAACTGGTATGCAGTCACTTACGAACATGACGGTATCATTTCCACAGGATTTTCACATAAAAATTATCTAAGGAGGGATTACAAGATATGACTTTAGACAACTTAATAACACTTATCTCAGCGGGATTCACAAAAGAAGAAATCCTCACAATGTCAGGTACAACCACCCAGCGTGCCCCACAGCCACAGCCACAGCCACAGCCACAGTTCTATCCACAGAACTATCAGCAGACACAGGAACCAGTGCAGGGTGTACAGGGATATACACAGATGTTTCCACAGGCACAGGCACAGCCACAGCCACAGGCATATCCGCAGACACAGGCACAGCAGGCAAGACAGATCGGAGATCAGAATGATGTACTGAGTGCACTGAAAAGTCTCACAAGTGCTGTACAGAGTAACAACGTTAATCTGATGCAGAACACAGTTCCGAAGCAGGTTACAACCGAAGATGCTATAGCAAGTATTATCAATCCACCAAACTATGAGGGATTAACGGGGGGTGAAAAATAATGGCAAATACATTAAGTTTCGATCAGATCAGCACAGTGCTGAATGATATCGTTAAACAGGCCACAGGCGTTGAAACTATGAAAGCAACGGACACAAGTTCGTTCGTAGCACAGGCACAGACAGCGTTACTTGTGGGTAATGACAGGATTATGAACAGCATTTCTCAGGTTCTTGACAGGACTATTTTTTCTGTGAGACCGTACAATGCGAAATTCAAGGGACTGAGAAGAACAACACAGCAGTGGGGAAACCATGTGCGTAAGTTGGTTATGTTAGACGATGATTGGGAAAACGATCAGAGACAGCCGCTCGATGATGACACAGCGGTTGACATGTACAAGATCAAAAAAGGAAAAGTCTTACAGACTAATTTCTATGGAGGTAAGGTATTCCAGAGACATAGAACGTACTTTCGAGATCAGTTAGATCAGGCGTTCAGAAATCCAGATGAGTTTGGGCAGTTTATTTCCATGTATACTCAGAACACGATGGATATGATCGAACAGGCCCATGAGAGCATGGCACGTGCGTGTGTTGCAAACTATATCGGCGCTAAAAATATCTGGCAGACAGGAGTTACTGAAAGTACAGATGGGTATACCGGAGAGCATGTTGTTAAGTTGCTCACGATGTACAATACCGAGAACGGAACAACGTTAACCGCTAATGATGTAAGAAAAGCGGAGAATTTCCCGAGTTTTTATAAATGGGCTTGTGCTAAAATCATGACTTACATGGACTTTTTCACAGAGAGAACAATTCGATTCCATGCTAACATCACTGGAAAAGAGATCGCAAGACATACACCGATGAGAATGCAGAACATCATGATTTTTAGCCCGGATCTTCATACCGCAGATACTACGGTTCTGAGTAACACGTTCCATGACCAGTATTTGAAGATTGCCACAAATGAAAAGGTTAATTTCTGGCAGACACTTGACAGTCCGATGGATATTAATGTAACGCCTTCCGTTATGAATCCGGATGGAAGTGTAAAAACGGGAGAAGCTCAGGCAATGAGCAACATCTTTGCCGTACTGTTTGATGAGGAGGCTATGGGGCTTACTACGATCAACCAGTGGAGTAGCACAACGCCTTTCAACAGCGCAGGTGGTTACTGGAATATTTACTATCATTTCACAGATCGTTATTGGAACGATCTTACAGAGAATGGACTTGTTTTTGTTCTGGAATAGGAGGATATATAATGGCGGTAACAGTCAATTTTAAGACAGCCAGTAAAAGAGTTAATTCTACGGGAATTGTCGGCGGTGATGTTACCGCCGTTTCCTGTAATATTAACGAACCGTGTTCAATCGAAAATCCACAGATTATACTAAGAAATGGCGGATCGGCACCGAGTTGGAACTATTGTGAGATCGAAGAATTTGGTAGGTCATACTGGGTTGAGGATTGGGAGTATAGAAACAATACATGGATTGCACATTGCGTTGTGGATGTGTTAGCCACGTATCGTGATACAATACAGGCAAGTAACTTGTTTTTTATTCGGAGTTCCACTAGTTTTGACGGCGATGTCATGGATACTTTATACCCAACACTGTCAACACCTGTGAAGAAAAGGACAGTTGTTAACGAGGGTTTATTTCCGGTTGCTGAATATGGACTGAATCAGGGCTATTTTATATGTGGCATTGTAGGTGAGGATGGACTTACCAATTTCTATGCGTTTATTCCTACTAACTTTGCAGATTTTTGCTCAAAGATATTTTCCACTCTTGATTGGGCGAACATCTCAGGTCAGCAGATCACGGATAGTTTGCTGAAATGTTTGTTCAATCCGTTTCAATATCTGACAAGTGTTATGTGGTTTCCTTGTGAAAATGTTGGTGCAGGAAGTACGCAGGTTTCAGAGGTTAAGTTTGGTTTTTGGTCTTGCGATGTGACTGCGTTGAAGTTGGGTAATAAGCCTTTTTATAGCAGGTCTTTTGAAATGCCAGTTTCACAGCATCCACAAGTTTCACGTGGAACATTTCTTAACGCTTCACCGTTTCGCAGGATTCAGTTAACCATTGATCCATGGGGAACGTTCGATATTGACGGGGGAAAAGTTGCAAGTGCTGAGAGCGTAACAGTCAGTGAAACTATTGACTGCATGAGCGGAGTTGGTGTTATGTCAGTGAGCGCAGGAGGTGTTACTTTATATAGTGGTTATGCACAAATTGGAGTTAACATACAGGTGAGTGATTTACGGGCAAACATTATTGAAAGCGGAAGTAGTTTGCTAAGTAGCATCGGTAATTTATTTTCTGGAAATTTTTTGGGAAGTGCGTCAGGAGTTGCAAACGCAGTTGAGAGTGCAATACCTGATGTGCATACAAGAGGTGTCAATGGTACGTTGTTATCAATAGCACGCATACCTTTCGTTATTGAAACGTTCTATAAAATCACGGATGAAGATCGTGCAGACAATGGTAGGCCATACATGAAAAACGGCACAATGCAGGCTTTAGGTGCTGGGTATTATGTGGTTGAAAATGGTTCTATCAATGTGAGTGGAGCAACCCGAAACGAAAAAGAACAGATCAAACAATTTCTTGAGGGGGGTGTATATTATGCGTAGCTTTCCTGCAAGCAATATTTCAATGTTTGTCGCACTTATGACAAGTGCTAACTCAGGTCAAAATCCATGGGGTTCTGGTGGCACAGGTGGAATCGGAGGTCTGATATTGCAAGCGTGGCAATGGATCGTGGATAGATGTAACGCACCGAATGTTGGGTACAATCAGGACTACAGAAATGAACAGACTATCAACGGAATAACTTACTATGATTGTAGTTCTTTAATCTTCTATGGGCTGGGGCATGCAGGTTTTGAAGTCAATTTGACAGCATGGCCGTTCACCACGGAATCAATGCCAACGATACTGAAAAATCTCGGTTTTGAGGAAATAATATTACCTGCCGATTATACTGATTTCAAATTTCAAAAAGGCGATATTCTGTGGATACATGACACATCACTCGGAGGTCATCAGCACACAGAAATGATGTATGATGAAACACACTCTATGGGTGCGCACAGCAAAAAACTTCCATTGCCTGATCAAGTGAGTATTAATACGTACACAGTGTGGGAAAGTACGATACACTATTGGAGAGTATACAGATGGCCTTTTTCCGGTGGTGATTGGCAGGTTGGAGGAAACAGTGAGTATTTTGGTAATCCCACCGCTAACCTGTGTGGAAACAACGAAAAAGCAATAAATAACGCAACTGTAATTTTAAATTATTTAAAAGCGCAGGGATGGAGCGTAAATGCTATTGCAGGTCTTTGCGGAAATATTCAACAGGAAAGCACTTTCAATCCTGCATTGATTGAAATTGGAGGTACTGGACACGGGCTTGTGCAATGGACACCGCCGACCGATCTGTATAATGTTCTTGATGTGTTATATGGAAGTCATGATGATTGGTATGATGGTCAGAAACAAATGAGTGTTATTTTTGCAGAGTTTCAGCAAAGTTCTGGAATTAAAAACTGGGGTATCGAGCCACAATGGTATAGTACAAGTGCGTACCCTTTAAGTTGGAGAGAGTGGAGTGTTAGCACACAAGATGCAGGTTACCTTGCACTTGCGTTTCAGGCAAACTATGAAAGACCTGCTAGTATACATCAGGAACGTGCCGGATATGCTAGAGCGTGGTTTGATTATTTTAATAATTTGTAGGAGGTGAATATATGTTTGGATGTAATACAGGTATTGGTGCTCCTGTGATGTATAATTATATCAATCAGTATAATAGTAGCATATGCCCGAGCACTAACCATTGCAAAAATACTCAGTTGTTTTGGTATTTTCAGAGGTATTTGTTACAGAAAGCTATTTCTGTGATGAAATGGGAAGTGCCGGATAATTGGGATAAAGATTATTTTTTGTATTGTTTATATTGCTGGGGCACAGTTGCGATCATTAACACTGACAAGTTTGGTGTGATTCCACAAGGGTGTACGCTCAAAGGGTACAATATTTTCTACAGACCGGCACAGGCGGTTATCAGCAACCCGCTTTTAAAAGGTGTGATCGAGCCTGTAATTGGAGAACAGTGTGTTCTTTTCAAATGTACTGCCGACTATGGTGGGATCATGGATTTAGTAGGACGATATGCAAATGAAATGGCTATCACTATGGAATCTCTGGATATGAACGTTATGAACAGTAAACTTGCATATGTTTTCCGAGCAAGGAATAAAACGGGGGCTGAAAGTCTGAAAAAAGTCATGGATCAGGTCATGAGAGGTGAACTGGCTGTTTTCTATGACGAGAAACTCAGGATTCAGAGAGGGAATCAGACGGAGGAACCGTGGGATTATTTTGTTAATAATTTGCGACAGAATTATATTGCGGGTGATGTTCTGGACACATTGCGGAGATTAGAAGAGTTGTTTTGCACAGAGGTTGGTATTCCCTCTGCCAGATCAGACAAAAAAGAAAGAATGATATCTTCCGAAGCTGAGAGCAATGACGTAGAAACGTCAACCAGAATGGAAATGTGGTTGGATGGATGGCAGAAAAGTTGTGCAGATGTTAAAAAAATGTTTGGTGTGGATGTGAGTGTAAATTGGAGACACAACCCGAATAAAAATGTTTCACGTGAAACATCCGGAGGTGATGATGTTTGAGTTTATTAACCGTTGAGGGATTATATAGCTATGATAACACACTGTTTGACGGTTTCAATGTTCCTGAGGGGCTTGTAAAACAGATTGCTATTGATGCAATTTTGATGCGGACGAGAGAGTTGGAGATTTTATATCCAGATTTTACTTACATGAAAAATCGTATTGCAATATGGAGTAACAAGTATCAAATCAACTGGAAAAAGTTATATGATACGACAGTATTGGAATATAATCCCATAGAAAATTATGATCGTATAGAGAACTGGGCAGATACTGATGATGAAACTAGTACTAGCGCAAGAGATAACACACGCAACACAACCAACAGCGTAAAAAGCACTAGCACAAATGAAATTATGAACAGTGTAAACGTAACAGATCAGAACACAGCTTTTAACGCTGGACTTGTGGATCACGCAAAACAGATCACAGACGGAGACACAACAGAGAACGGGACTATCACCAACACAGAAACCGGAAAAGACACGGAAAACGAGAATGTAAATGGTTGTAGAACTGGAAAACATACAAGAACTGGAAGAGCGCATGGAAACATAGGAGTTACAACGTCACAACAAATGATACAGAGCGAAAGAGATTTAGTAGTTTTTAACTTGTATGATGTAATAGCTGAAAGCTTTATCGAAAACTTTTGCTTAATGGTATATTGATAGGAGGTAATATATTATGAGTATGGAAAATTTAGGCCCGTATAGTAATTTTCATGAACTCAATCTAGATTGGTTTTTAGATGAATTTAACAAAGTTATTGCACAATGGAAAGCAATGCAGAAAAATTTTGACAGCTTGCAAGATGCTTTTAACGATCTTAAAAGTTATGTACAGGATTATTTTAAAAATCTGGATGTACAGGAAGAAATCAATAATAAAATCGATGATTTAATCAGTAAGGGCGAATTTTGGAAAAATATTCCTAAAATTCTGAGTGTGTTACAGGATAGCACAGCGATTAAAAATGAAAACCTCAACAGTGATAATACCGTTTATGAAAAAGTAAACAACGACTTTACAGACACCGGATTATCTGCCATTTTTGATATTGTGGATAGCTCAAATAATAAAAATGATGGATATACCACATTTAAACTCGATAATAACAAAATCGCTGATTATCGGGCATTAATACCAAAAATACCTACAGCGATAAGCTCAATACCGTCAGGTGTACCTAGAGGTATATGGGATGTTGCTTACAGTTATGTAGGTCAGAACATCAAATATTTACACACTCATTCTAGCATTTTTGGGACACCGCTTAAAAATGAGGATGGTAGTTGGGGTATGACATGCTCACAATTTGCTTGCGCTGTAGTTTTTGGATTAAAATATGAAAATTCTAAATTCAATACAACCTACAACAAATATATTGACGGATTTTATCACGACAGTTATTTACTTGAAAAAATGGCTAACCCGGATAACGATTGGTGGTCACATCAGTTAGCACCTTATGCTATAAGTAAGGGATTCGCTTTTGTACCTAAAAGCATATCGGACTGTATGGCAGGTGATATTTTATGCTATGATTTAGGCTCAACTACAGACGAAAAAAGATTCTTGAGAATTGAACATACAGCGGTATATTCTGGCGAACGTACAGACAATGTATATAGTGTATTCGAAATACGTGATGATGAGGGTGCTAGGTTTGGTTGGTACGATAACGATTATTTTAATCAGTGCGTTTTAGCTATTCGATTTCCCATGAGCATGAATAATGTTATAGATGTTATTGCGTCTAATAGTGATAGTACAATCAATAACAGCAATGATATAGCAAGATTATATCTCAATGAAAAATTGACTAAAGGTGAAATCTATACTTGTGTATGTAAAGTAAAATTTGACGATCCAAACTTTATGTATCCAGCTTTAGGTGATGATACAACTAGAACCAAATTGTACGGATATAAAAATAATTTTGTAACATCCCCATGTGATGATGTATATCTTTTTAGCTTTAAAGCTATATCAGATTATTCTAATTTCATCCGATTAATAGGTTATCAGCAGACGGGGGGTATAAGCACTAAATCAACATTTTATTGGTGTTTTATTGCAAAAGGATGCGTACAAAATATAAACCATTTCGTTGACAAACCCTTTAATTATCACTTGAATTATAGAACTATTAACTTAACCGATACAAGTGTGGCAGGGGGATTTAAAACTATACATGGTGATTTTGACGATAACTTTTTAAGTATCCGTTGGTTCGATGTTAATGGTGACAACGAAATAACAAAAATAAGTATCAGCAATGGAAAAATTTATGTTGGAGTTAAAACCCCTACGTTAACCAACATTAATGTTACCATTAGCATTTTAACAACCGACTTAAAATTATAGAACACATGTTCGAAAACATCACCCTGTATGTGTTTCTCACACACGGACACAAGTACATAATGTTCTAAAATAACTGATTTTCATAGTGCAATATGCACAATTATTGGATTAATTTCCATTAATAGTTGTGTATATTG